ATGGAAAACAAATGTATTGAAAGTGAGCAAATCTTTTTTGCTAAGATGAACAGGTATAGTTTCAAACTGTCAGATAAGAAATGGCAACTGGATAAAGAAAACTGCGTATACCCTCATAAAGTTGTAGATAGAATGCCTACAAAAATGAAACTTAGCTACTTAAAAACATTGGCTTACTATGCGTCTGAATATAGTTCTTTTTATATTCAAAGTATTAACAATCTATTTTATGAGTGGTTTGGTGCGATGACTATCGATACTATTGATGACAAAGCAATATATCAATTGAATGTTTATTTAGGTTCAGAAAGAAACTACAAACTAAACTTAATTAAGGCTTTCATCATTAAATGGAAAAATCTCAATTACCCTGGGGTAGAAGCGACTGCCATTAGAATGCTGGAGAAAATAAAAATCATTCCAAACCAAACAGGAGATGCAGTTAAAAGACGAGATCCAAATAAAGGACCTTTAACTGAAGCGGAATTCAATAACATCATTAACGCCGTTGGAAAATTTTATCATGAGAAGAAAATTCAATGCTTTTTGTATTGTTATATCCTTTTGCTGGCAATAACAGGAAGAAGGCCATTACAATTAATATCTCTAAAAGCTAAAGATCTCATTAAAAATGAGAGAGGGTGCTTTTTGAATGTACCAAAAGTAAAACAAAGAAAATGTTTCAGAAAAGAATTTAACATGGTTATGATAGAGCCGTTCTTATATGACAGCTTATCAATGCTAATTAATCAAAATCAGGCGTTTGTTGAAGATAAATTCAGTGTTGGGATTAGTAACTATAGAGGCGAATTACCAATCTTCATGAATTTAGATAAGATTACGGAAACAAAAAGGATTGAGGATTTTTTATATGATTTAACAACAGATTTTTTCCATATGAAAAATTCAGTTATGTCAAAACTATTAAAACACTTTCCGTCAAAATTCGATGTTAGGTCAGAAAGGACTAACAGCTATATAGAACTTAATGCTAGAAGATTCAGATATACGTTAGGAAGTCGACTGGCTAATGAAGGAGCCTCAATTGAGGTGATTGCTAAAGCGTTAGATCATAAATCAGTAAACTCTTCTATAATATATATAAAAAATAATCCTGACAACGTTTATGACATCGATAAGAGACTAAGTGCGTTTTTTAACCCCTTATCTAATATACTTATGGGCATAGAGATTGAAGAAAACAAGAACTTTTTTATCAAGTTTGTTTCAGATGCATTTTTCTTATTGGAAGATACGAAAGAGGATTTGAAATGTTTAACGTGTAAAAAATTCAATCCCTGGAGAGCATTATGAACAATATATTTATTTTTGAACCAAGCAATAAAAACAACCCTCTCGATAATGTTATTAAGTTTATCGAGTTTTGTAAGAGTACTATTTCTAATAATAATTTAACAACTTCATGGGAAAGCAATAAATGGAAAGGTTTATATAGGTTTACTAAGTTTAACTCAAAAAACAACCTAAACAGCAAGGAGTGCTTAGATGATAGCTTTATTAATTTTGCTAAAGCATATATGTTGCATGTGCATTCATTCAATAAATCTAAGACGAAACACTCAACATTATCAATGTTGAAGATTGTCGAATTCGTTTTACTTAAAATCAATATGGAAGCTAATGTAAACTATTGCAACAATTCAATCTATGATGAATGCATAAGGATAGCCTCTGAAAAGTATTCTAAAGCACATGCATTTGCTATTGGGAAAGAACTTGAGAAATTGAGTTCATTTTTAAATGATAATAGGATGACTAACTCATTTTATTTATTTTGGGTAAATCCAATTAGGTATAGGATTACTCAGTCTTGGACTGGTTATGATTCTTCACTGGAAGGCCATTCTAGATTGCCTGATATCAAATCAGTTATTGCGATTGCTGAGATTTTTTCAAAGCGGGATGAACAATTATCGTCAAGAGATATATTTACTACATCTGTGCTTGCTTTACTTATGTGTGCACCGAGTAGGATATCGGAAATTTTAGCTTTGCCAGCGGATTGTGAAATCACAGAATGTGATGGAAAGGGCATTCAAAGATACGGTTTAAGATTTTTTTCAGCAAAAGGGTATGAAGGCAATATAAAATGGATTCCAACTTTAATGATACCTGTAGCTAAAAAGGCTATTAGCAGATTAAAAGAATTATCAAGTCAAGCGAGGTTATTGGCTGCTGAAATTCAAAAGAATTACTCTAATTCAACGAAGGGAACCCTTAAAGAAAATATACCTCCTGATCTCTTTTGGTATGATAGAGAGAAGAAAATCAAATATTCTAATGCGCTTTGCTTGTTAACTGAAGGACAGTTAAATCAAAATAAAAAGGAAATGTCAGATAAATTATTCAGACCTACAACGAATTTTTTTAAAACTGATATCATTGATTCTGATTATATAAAAGGGTATTTTAATGTTTTTAAAAGACATGGTTATATAAATGAAGATGGTAGCCCATATTTGCTAAGAACACATCAACTAAGGCATCTTCTCAACACATTTGCTCAAATAAATGGTATGGATGAATTTAGTATTGCTCGCTGGTCTGGACGTAAGCTTATTTCTCAAAATGTTTCTTATGACCACAGATCGCATCTTCAAATGTCTAAAGCAATAAGAGAAAAAAAGTTATCAGTATGTGTTAATGAGCACAGAATAAAGGATATTCCAGTAGTGGATCTTAATGAGTTTGACTCACTTAGTAGTGGTGCAGTACTTGTATCAAAACATGGCTACTGCAAGCACTCATATGCGTTTAAGCCGTGTGATAATTATCCAATTAAGAACTCTGGTTTAGATAACGAAACGATTTCAAATATCCACGATAAAATTTTAAAAAGAACACTGTATGATAAAAATGATGGGAACATAAATGCTGATAAATGGTATGAATTCCATAAAAAAATAAAAAAAGGAGAATAAATGGCTAAGCATATAAATGGTTATCATGAGAAGAAGATTGTAGATGTTATTAACACATGGTCTATAGATGAAAAACTAACCTGGAATGCTTTGTGCGATAGGTTAGTCAGGGTTATTGGGAAAAGACCATCAAGACAATCCTTAAGTAGTCATGTAAGGATTGCGGAAAGCTTCAATGTGAAAAAAACCACAATCAAATCTGGTGTAATACACACTGTAAAACCTGCTAATTTAAAAGTGGCTTCTCAACGAATTAAAAGACTTGAAGCAGAAAATGAAGCTTTGAAGGCATTAAATGAACGCTATTTAGAGCAGTTCAAAGTATGGCTTTATAATGCTCACCTTAAACAAATAACGATTGAAGAACTTAATAATCCGTTACCTGCAAAATACCTTTAATAAAATTGATAGGTTTTAGCTATTGACATGGTGAAATATTATGTTATTTATTTTCTTGTCAGGACGACAAAATTTCACTATTGCAAGGATGCATATTATGGACAAAACAAATATTAACTTAATGGAAAGGTATCTTCTTCTGCTTGATCGATTCGTTGATAAACTCGCTGAATCAGGTTTCTCAGAGCAACGAATTATCGAACAATCATATCTTTTTTGTGCAGGATTTTATATCAAATACCAGAGTGGTATAGAAAAAATGACCTTCTCCAACAGGGAGGTTGTTTTAACCTTTCTGCTACTTTCATATTATAGTCATATAAATAAACTGGATGATGATTTGATCAACAAAGAGCGTATGAAGCATGTATGTTCTTCATTGATTAACTTTATAGTCAGTAATGGTAGCCGAACAGAGAAAGTCTATGCTAATGAGAAAAGGAAATATGAGGCTTCAACTCTAAAAAGAGAATTATCGAAAAAGGATAAAAGGAAAAGATATAGGTTGTAGTGTTTGTATGATTTTCATTAGACTTACTTAATCTATAGTCTAAATTTTAATATTAGATTCGTAAATCTATAATTCCATGAATCTAATTAATGCTTAAAAGCATCCTCTAAGATGCTTTTACTGTTACCATGCATACATACCCAGAACCTTTAACAAACGATAATAGAGGGGAGTTGTGTATAACAACTCCCTGACCTTACTAAGGTTAGCGATGTTATTCAGCATCATTCTGTCAAAGATTTAATTTCTTTGAAAAATACTAATTCTACCCCTTAAGTTAATAACTTCTGCTTGATCGTGTATTTTGGTAAGTTGGAGTACAATTTTTTGATTGGATCGTCAATAAGAAAAAGCTAGAATCCTTAGAAGGACATAGATTTTCATAGGGTTAAGATATGACGATTGCGAAGGATAGTTCGACTGATGAAATCATTCATGGAAATGATCTCCGTGGAATGGATGATTTTTACATTAAGACAACGAGTTTTGAATGCCCATACGAGCCTTGTAAAATTAAAGCCACACCTTGTAGTTTTACTATGAAACATGTTAATCAATCATATTTCAGATATGGCGATAAACATAAGGATGGATGTGGTATTCATGATCCAAGATATAAAAACAATCATACTTCAAATGACGAAAGAAAACATAATTCGCCACCTGCTCCGGTTATATCACTTTTAAAAATTGATGTGAAACCAAGAGGTGGTGTTAAAAATGCCAGAAATATTAAAAATGAAAATCACAAGGATGAAAAAAAAGGTAATGAACATCCTGTATCTTCATCAAGTATTAAGCCAGTCGTTGACTATTACATAAATAATAGCAATCATAATGAACAGCTATCAATCCCTCCATATGGCACGCGATCTTATAAAGATACATTTCAACTTATTTTTTACAAAAACAACATACGTTATTACAAACCTGCTATTTATTATGGTGTAGCCCAGTCTAATATTCGTCTGCATGAAGATTCAGATAAACATTGTATTACTTTCCTCGCAAGGGATAAGAAAACCCAAAAACCATTTACGCTTGAAATTGATGTTTCTGACTGGAATAAAAGTCAGAAGGATGTGTTTTGGAAGGAATATGAAAAGCAAAGGAAGGAAGCTGATAGGTATTATAAGGGGCTTAAAGATAAAAGGAATGCTAAAAAATACTTGACGGTTTTCTTTTTTGGGATGCCGGATGAAAATGATAAGTTTCTATTTAAGACAAACCACTTTAAATTAGTATATGTGGCTTTCTTGGGTAAATTTGAAAGCTCATATAATGATAGTAATTATTACATTGAAAATGATCTGTCTGTATCATCATTGAATGAACAACCCATTTCATTATCTGATATAGACCATAAAAATCATGAATATAATATTGAAACTTCATTAGATTTTAGTTCTCCTTTGCCAGAGCCAGAGCCAGAGCCAGAGCCAGAGCCAGAGCCAGAGCCAGAGCCAGAGCCAGAGCCAGAGCCAGAGCCAGAGCCAGAGCCAGAGCCAGAGCCAGAGCCAGAGCCAGAGCCAGAGCCAGAGCCAGAGCCAGAGCCAATAAGATCCTCTTTAAAGGAAAATACTGAGACTGTAGAAATGAACAGTAAAGTTTGGGGGAGGCTGAAAAAGATAATCACTTTCTTTAAAAAAGTGATTTATGTTTCTGTAAAAAGCCCGTAGGTATCAACTGCGGGCTAAATTTTCCCTTGATGCTGGTTTTGTCTTTTATCTAAAAAATGCCAGTCTTCACGTTGCTTGTTCCAGCATTAAAGATGTATGTGCTGACTTTTTCGCCTTTGAAAGAAACTGTCAGAGATTTAGTTTGTGAGTCTGCGCCACCTGCAAGCAGTCCCACAACGGGGATGAAAGAGGTTGCTTTGGACTGGCTGTTATACATAGTGTATGACCATTGTTCTTCACCATCGATCAAAGAACGGCTGTCAGGTTCACCGAACGATGCTAACACGTCCTGTTTTGTAGTTTTGCCTTTAACAATTTTGGTTTTCACACTTTCCTGCGTCTCATTTTTCAATGACTGGTTGCCTACTGAAGAACAACCTGCCAAGGTCAGAAAAACGAATCTATATGAGAGTTTTTTGAAATCGCCCTCCCAATGCCCTAGAGAGCGTCTGTTATCGATATTTCGGGAACGTTCGTGAATTGGTGTTCCGTTCACTATGTTAATCGTACCTCTTTCGCCTTTGCGGGTATGACGCCTGCCATGGCGAAGGCTATGCGACCGTCGCAGATGCTGTATATTCAGGTGGTGTAGCGCTTCACGGCTACGAAAGTACAGCGTTTTATAAATTGTCTCAGGTGATATTCGCAGCGTTTTTTGACGTGGTTTTGTTCGCCTTAACCATCCTGATATTTGCTCTGGAGACCATTTCATCTCCAGCTTTTCCAGAACAAGCTTTCGCAATGGTAAATTTTGATCCAGTAAGCACGGTTTTGGCCTTTTCGCCATTCTGTTGGCTCGGTTATTAGCATCAACAGCTTTGTAATAGCGTCTGCCCCGATTACGCTGAACTTCACGTGAGATCGTCGAAGGACTGCGATTCAGCGCAGTAGCTATCGCACGAATGCTCATTTTGGCTGACAAACCAGCTCGTATCTCCTCGCGCTCAGACAGTGTCAGGTGAGCTACAGCCCGCTTACGCTCATGGGGTTTTATGCCGCCAGTATCCCTTAACATAGTGAAGATCGTTCCGGGTTTTGAACCCAGGATATTCGCTATTTCACTGAAGCCTGTTCCGTTCTTCCATAGTTCAAAAACAGAGGCTTTTTCCTCTGCTGTAAATGTTCGTCTCATTCAAAAAACCTCCGCAACCCCATGTTTTCACATAACTGTTGCGTTGACCAATTGAATCTACAGTGGTCTGTTTTAATATTTCTATTTCTATTTCTATTTCTATTTCTATTTCTATTTCTATTTCTATTTCTATTTGTTGTGATTTTTTCTTTAGTTCATGTATTTCGATTTGTTTCTGAATTATCGGGGGTAGTGTCTTCCCTTTTCCCTGAGGCTTATCATGCAGTTATTTTCGCCATCTTGGTATTGTGGAAATACCGACATCCATAGCTTTGGTGAGCTCTGTTCAGGTGGCCAAATTCAGAAAACCATTACGGAGGAAGAAGGCGATGGCTAAACCAGCGCGAAGACGATGTAACCGTAAAAGAGAAGATTTAACTGTTAAAAGGATATTTGAGTTACTAAGTTTCGATAAATCTACCGGGGTATTTAGATGGAAAGTTCCCACTCAGGGAAGGATAGCATTAAATAGTGTTGCTGGAGCTTTTGATTCCAACGGTTATTCAATGATCATGATAGATGGGCGTAGATATAAAACTCACGTCTTAGTTTTTTACATAACTCATAATCGTTGGCCTGCTGGTCAAATTGACCACGTTAATGGAATTAGGACCGACAATAGGCCAGAAAGTTTAAGAGAATGCCTGCCAATAGAAAATTCAAGAAATATAAGGATCCGAAAGAATAGCAAATCAGGTTGCAGAGGGGTTACTTGGCACAAACGACAGAAAAAATGGAATGTTAGGCTAGGATTCCATGGCAAGAGTAAACACTTCGGATGCTTTGATGATCTGGAGTTAGCGGTACTAGTTGCTGAAGAAGCCCGAGATAAGTATTACGGTGATTTTTCCGGCAACGAAAGGAGCACTTATGCGAATCTATCGAAGGAAATGTAAATGTTGCAATGAATGGTTTATACCAAAATATCAAAATCAATATTGGTGTAATGAGATTTGTGGAACCAAGATAGCACTCGAACGACGAAGTAAAGAACGCGAAAAAGCGGAAAAGGCAGAAAAGGCAGCAGAGAAGAAACGACGACGAGAGGAGCAGAAACAGAAAGATAAACTTAAGATTCAAAAACTCGCCTTAAAGCCCCGCAGTTACTGGATTAAACAAGCCCAACAAGCCGTACACGCCTTCATCAGAGAAAGAGACCGCGACTTACCATGTATCTCGTGCGGAACGCTCACGTCTGCTCAGTGGGATGCCGGACATTACCGGACAACTGCTGCGGCACCTCAACTCCGATTTGATGAACGCAATATTCACAAGCAATGCGTGGTGTGCAACCAGCACAAAAGCGGAAATCTCGTTCCGTATCGCGTCGAACTGATTAGCCGCATCGGGCAGGAAGCAGTAGAGGAAATCGAATCAAACCATAACCGCTATCGCTGGACTGTCGAAGAGTGCAGGGCCATCAAGGCGGAGTATCAACAGAAACTTAAAAAACTGCGAAACAGCAGAAGTGAGGTTGCATGAATATCTACGAAAGAATTGATGGCAGCAAATACCGAAATATTTGGGTAGTTGGCGATCTGCACGGATGCTACACGAACCTGATGAAAAAACTGGAGACGATAGGATTCGACACCAAAAAAGACCTGCTTATCTCGGTGGGCGATTTGGTTGATCGCGGTACAGAGAACGTAGAATGCCTGGAATTAATCACATTCCCCTGGTTCAGAGCTGTACGTGGAAACCATGAGCAAATGATGATTGATGGCTTATCAGAGCGTGGAAACGTCAATCACTGGCTGCTTAATGGCGGTGGCTGGTTCTTTAATCTCGATTACGACAAAGAAATTCTGGCTAAAGCTCTTGCCCATAAAGCAGATGAACTTCCGTTAATCATCGAACTGGTGAGTAAAGGAAAAAAATATGTCATCTGCCACGCCGATTATCCTTGTGATAAATACGAGTTTGGAAAGCCAGTTGATCATCAGCAGGTAATCTGGAACCGCGAACGAATCAGCAACTCACAAGACGGGATCGTGAAAGAAATCAAAGGCGCGGACACGTTCATCTTTGGTCATACGCCAGCAGTGAAACCACTCAAATTTGCCAACCAGATGTATATCGATACTGGCGCAGTGTTCTGCGGAAACCTCACATTGATTCAGGTACAGGGAGAAGGCGCATGAGACTCGAAAGCGTAGCTAAATTTCATTCGCCAAAAAGCCCGATGATGAGCGACTCACTACTGGCCACAGTTTATTGGTTTTCGTAACTGAGTCATTTTATTATTTTATTGCAACTTTTAATCTTTTATAGTGCGAAATAAATGGAGCTGGCATTCATTTCGCACTTTATGTTTTTGTTGGACTTATGTTATTTTGATTGAATTCAATTCAGTTAAAAAAAGAAGGTGATTGCTCCATTTATAAATGAATAGTCATCCCCTGTCTTGAATTCTGATGTTACTTTATTAAATGCTAGTGTGAAGGCTACAGGTGCATACCCAATTGTTGCGCCAACTTGATATTCATCAACAGTTTTGTTTAGCGATACTGTTGTTTGTTTCGTCTGTATTGTTTTTCCTTCGAGAGTATAGTTGCGATTGACATCTCGTCTTTCCATACCTGCAAAAATCTTGTATTTGAATCCGCTTGTATCGGACATATGCATTAAACCACGGGGAGCCAGCAGACCAAAGCCATTATCCGAATTGAAGGTTTTATCATTACCAATGGCAATGGTTGCGCCATATGCTACATATTGAAATAAGTTTCCAGTAACAGCAGAAACTTCAGGGTATAATCCAACATTAGCACCTAAAATATCCATACTTGGTGTCATGGATAGCATCCCTTTTACAGTATAACCGTAGCGATTCTCTATTTGATCATCCCATGCATGATATTTTTCTGCCCCAATAATCTCATGAGCTTTATTTTGTACTTTCTGACCGCCTGCGTCGGGGCCAACAACACCTATGTCAGTACCTAATCGATAGCGAATCCAGTCATTCGCAAGGGAGTTCCATTCAATACCAGTGTGAGTGTATGCACTAAAAGCTCTGTCTCCAGTTACAGCTGTGTTGTGTCTTTTATTACTGCCTGATGGAGAGTAAATATCTTGCGCAATATGGAGAGATAATTGGCTCGAGTCTGAGATATCGTGGCTATATCCCAGAAATAAGCCTTGTGAGTAATCATCTCTGTTTTCATGTTTATTGCCATAAATATCATTAAGTATTGGTTGAAACTTCCCTGCATCATCATTTGCTAATGATAATGCAAGGCTGTTCGCGATAGCTGAACACGTGGTAAATGACAGAGCAATAAAGACGCCAGCGATGACACTTTTTTTCATATGTTATTGTCTTCCTTTTTTTTGAATGGTGCGCGTATTTTACATACATGAGTTTGTAATGCAAGGTGCGTAATCAATATGATGTTTTATAATTGCGTGAGACAATTGATTTATTCGTTTTTTATTGCGGTTTTTATTATCTTTTAATGTAACGGTGTTTTTATTAAGTGTGTTTGCGTGGTGTTTTATGTTTTTTATAATTTTGTTTTATTAAATTTAAATGCATTAGTAATGGCTATTCTATATAGCAATATAAGAACTGTTACAAAAAAAGGGGGGGCAATTACAGGTAGTTATGGATGATGAGTGAAACAGATATTGGAGAACCGGGGAATGAATGATGTCTGAGTCTTATATATCAGAACTCCTTCGCTGTCGCTGGGGGCTCCTGTGCTTATGTCGTTTCCCCGATTCGGTTTTGAACGATTACCGAATGTTGAAGAATTATGCCAAAATATAGAAAGGATTTACTGCATGAATACCCAATATTTACAGTATGTTCGTGAGCAACTTATGGCAGCTACTGCTGACTTGAACGGAGCAACGAAAGGCCAGCTCGAAGCCTGGCAGGAGCATGCACAATTTGATACTGGTACATACAAACGAAAGAAGCCGCGCATTCTGGATGTGGTAACTGGCAAGATGATTACGCTGGATAATACGCCGACTTCCGGTAAGCAGTCGTACGCAAAAGGTTCATCCATTGCTTTGGTCAGCCCGGTTGAATTCTCAACCTCTTCATGGCGCCGCGCGGTTTTGTCTCTCGATGAACATCAGAAAGCATGGTTGCTTTGGTGTTACAGCGAAAGCGTTCGATGGGGGCATCAGGTCACCATAACGCAATGGGCATGGAGCGAGTTTAAAGATTTGTTAAGTAACAGAAAAATTGCAGGTAAGACACTGGATCGCCTGAAGACGTTAATCTGGCTGGCTGCACAGGATGTGAAGAGCGAACTTGCAGGGCGTGAGGCCTATGAATACCAGACACTGGCATCATTGGTGGGAGTGACAACAAAAAACTGGTCCGAGACATTTACTGAACGCTGGGTTGCAATGAAGCACATTTTTCTACAGCTTGATAGTGATGCTTTATTGCTTGTGACGAGAACACGTTCAAAACAAAAGGCAGCATTTTTACAGCAAAATATTGCAAAACTGGATTAAAAGCCATATACTTCATGCAAATTTGGTATGTTGTAAAAAATGTATAAACCCGCTGCCGAGTGGGTTTTTTTATGCCCTGAGTTGTACTTGTACGGTAAACATGCTGGCTGCTATGTAATAGAGTTTTTTTAGCCTGTAACCTCTTGACGGCATTGAATTGCTTTTGTTATGAGTTGTAAGCCAATGTTATCATCTTGTATTGGGGTGGTTATGAAGGATGGTGCGCTGCTCAGGAGTTCTTCACTTTTTATTGCCTACATGGGATGCCTTGGATGGGGGAGTGCTTATTTCTATGGATGGGGTACTTCTTTTTACTACGGCTTCCCATGGTGGATTGTAGGTGCAGGTGTTGATGATGTTGCCAGAAGTTTATTTTTTGCAGTTATCGTCATTGCTATATTTCTTATCGGTTGGGGTATTGGTGTTGTATTCTTTTTCGCAGTGAAAAGAAAACATTCTATGCAAGAGCTAAATGTATTTCGCCTTTATTTTGCTGTGGAATTATTGTTTGTGCCGGCAATTATTGAGTTTTCTATATTGAGACAGAAGATTCAGGTACCTCTTTTGCTACTGTCAGCAGCGATTGCGCTGGCGGTTACAATTTCGATAAGATCTTATGGGCGATTTTTATCGGTATCATGCTTCTATGATAAGCCATTTATAAAAAAACATTTTTTTGAGATTGTGATGATTGCTTTTGTGGCATATTTCTGGCTTTTTTCATTTCTGACAGGATATTACAAACCACAGTTTAAGAAAGAATATGAAATGATTAATTATAATGATGGTTGGTATTATGTTCTTGCTCGTTATGATAATTGTCTGGTTTTGTCTACTTCTTTCAATGCAGGTAGTAAAAGGTTTGTCATTTATCAATCAGCACAAGATAAGAATCTTCAGGTTGATATTGTAAGGACCAGAATTTAATTGGCTGCATAAATAATATTTTAAGTTGCAAGTTGGCTATTCGTAGGAATAGAACCTTAGGCATGCTGAATGCGTTTCCTGAACATTGTTTTATAAACTGTGTCTGCTTGCTGTTGTGATCCTGCTTTTAGTGATGGTGATGATGGATTTCACCAGCAGGATAATGTTGGTACTGACTGATGGCGCTCTGGTCTGCGGCATTGTGGTATTGCTGTGGCCGATGATGAAAGAACAGAATGAATAATTCTTGACTTTTTTGTTTACTGTTTATTAAAAAATCAACCGCATGGTGAATCCTCCTTGGAGGGGCTAAATGATCGAGTTTTAAGGGCACGTAGCGAGTTCTGTTTGATCATTGCAGAACTTAGCGGGAGGCGCCATGCGTACATCACTAATGTTATTTCCTTCTATCATTTTCCTTGTGAGTTCTGGCTGCGCATGGCGCGGCCTTTTTTTTATGACCTGCCACTGGCAGATGGTCATCCTGTGATTTGATTCCGGTTCCGGCTTTTTAACTCTGTTCCTGTACACGGGAGAAATTCTATGTCGATTAATCGTTATGATATTGGTTACAAGAAGTACCACGTATTGTGTTGAGATAGAAAGCATGGTGCCAGAGGTAAATGCAGCAGCATAATAAAAAAGAGCCAGCGCAGAAGAGAACGGGTAAAAGAGTCTGCGCTGGCGTGGGGATATTCCCCGTGGAGAAATGATATGTAACACACATCGGGAACCTTTCTATATAAACATTATCATTATTGTCAATCATAACAGTCAGGTATTATGACGTTTATGCATCAGGGCCATCAGGAATTAACTGGTGGCTTTTTATTGTTGTCAGCTTCCGGATAACGGGAGACGGGGTATGTACCAGATGGAAAAAATAACAACAGGTGTGTCATACACCACGTCAGCGGTGGGGACGGGATACTGGCTACTGCAGTTGCTGGACAAAGTCTCCCCATCCCAGTGGGTGGCAATAGGCGTATTGGGTAGCTTGGTGTTTGGCTTGCTGACGTATCTGACAAACCTTTATTTCAAGATTAAAGAAGATAAGCGTAAGGCTGCGAGAGGTGAATAATGTCGCCATCATTACGCAAGGCTGTTGCTGCTGCTATTGGTGGTGGGGCTGCTGCCATAGCGTCTGTGCTCATCACTGGTCCGAGTGGTGACGATGGCCTGGAAGGTGTCAGCTACATACCATACGAAGATATCGTTGGCGTATGGACTGTATGTCACGGACACACCGGAAAAGACATCATTCCCGGTAAAACGTATACCGAAGCAGAATGCAAAGCCCTCCTGAATAAAGACCTTGCCACGGTCGCCAGACAAATTAACCCGTACATCAAAGTCGATATACCGGAAACAACGCGCGGCGCTCTTTACTCGTTCGTTTACAACGTGGGCGCTGGTAATTTCAGAACATCGACGCTTCTTCGCAAAATAAACCAGGGTGATATCAAAGGCGCATGTGATCAGCTACGGCGCTGGACATACGCTGGCGGTAAGCAATGGAAAGGGCTGATGACTCGCCGCGAGATTGAGCGTGAAGTCTGTTTGTGGGGGCAACAATGAGCAGAGTAACCGCGATTATCTCCGCTCTGGTTATCTGCATCATCGTCTGCCAGTCATGGGCGGTTAATCATTACCGTGATAACGCCATCGCCTATAAAGAACAGCGTGATAAAAAAGTCAGTGAGCTGAAGCAGGCGACCGCCACCATTACTGACATGCAGCAGCGCCAGCGTGCTGCTGATGCACTCGATGCTAAATACACGAAGGAGTTAGCTGATGCGAAAGCTAAAAATGATGCTCTTCGGCGCAAGCTTGATAATGGTGGTCGGGTGTTCGTCAAAGGAAAATGCCCTGTGCCATCCTCAGACGAAACCTCCAGCGCCTCCGGCATGGGCAATGATGCCACCGTCGAACTCTCTCCAGTTGCTGGACGAAACGTTCTCGGTATCCGGGACGGAATTATCCGCGACCAAACAGCACTGAGAACGCTTCAGGAATACATCAGGACGCAATGCCTTCGATGATAGCGATAATTTTACTCATCATCCTTCACATCTGGCTCTGTAGACAGGGTGGTGCTCACTTCTGGAGTGAATCATGGTTAAACATCTCATTGCTGATGCTTGATATTGAGCATCTGGCGCGCGGTAAGGGGCTGCGTTGAGATAAGAGCCAGTCATTAAAAATACCTGGATTTAGCCTCGCATTCGCGGGGCTTTTTTATTGCCATTACAAAAGCCACTCCCTACAGAGTGGCTTTGATAATGGCTTATACCCTACACGGGATAACTTAACTGATATCCCTTTTAACGGATAAAGGTATTCAAGCCTGACACATCATGCGCTGTATCGTCGCTGTATTCCCGCATTAACCATGACCGTAGCCCGACGGGGAACTCCTTCTGCGCGAGTGTGCGGGAATAATCAAAAACGATGCACACCGGGTTTTTACCGCGCTAATGATTCGCGGGTTTGTCCCTCATGCTCGCCAGTCCTGTGCGGGGGTGGAAGAAACAGGACACTCACACAGATTCTTGTGGGTCGATGCTATTCCTTTCTGGATTATCCCGATGCCATTCATGCAAGGGCTGTATCAGACGTTCGTCATGGCTTTCAGGCTGACGGCTCCTCCCGGTGGGGTGGCCTGCCACGGGGCGGGAGCGTCGCGGAAAAAGGCTAGTTTTTGCATTTTTATCGGCCACCATCATCTTTGCATCTTATTGATTATTAATGGTTATTTGTTTTTTGTATGTCGAATTGAGTGTTTTTTGTTCGACGTCGAACGCGTTTTCTTAAAGTTGTTCGCACGATGCATGTTTAAAGCTCTCCGGAGGAAATATGGATCATGAGTTGAAAAACCTGGTGCTGAATATTAATCAACTGGCGGCTTTATCTGGTCTGCACCGCCAGACTGTCGTGGCAAGACTGAAAAACATTCGTCCCGCTGGTGGACATGACAAACTCAAGCTATACCGGTTGACCGATATTCTGACTGAATTTATGGGGTTACCACCGCCGGTTGCTGAGGGCGAAATGGATCCACATGAACGCAAAGCCTGGTATCAGTCTGAACGTGAGCGTCTTAAGTTCGAACAGGAAACGGCACAACTCATTCCGGCCAGTGATGTCAGACGGGAGTTTGCCATCTGGGCAAAAGCGGTCGTGCAGGTGCTGGAGACATTACCGGATATTCTGGAACGTGACTGTGGTCTGCAGCCTGCCGCTGTGAGCCGTGTTCAGTCCATTATTGATGATCTGCGCGATCAGATAGCCCTGCGGGTGACCGAAGCAGGTGCGGATGATGAGGAGGAATTACAGCAGGAGGAGTAATGCTGAATCAGGAAACCGCAAAGGCAGCACGAACCGATTCAGGTTATATCCTTCGCGCACCGAGACGAATGCGGGTTGCTGATGCCGTTGCTCAGTATATGCGGGTGCCCATGGGGGCCGGGAACTCAGTCCCGTGGGATCCGCTGGTGGCACCGTATGTTATTGAGCCGATGAACTGCCTGGCCTCGCGTGAATACGACGCAGTGATATTTGTTGGCCCGGCACGAACCGGCAAGACTATCGGCCTGATTGACGGCTGGGTGATTTACAACGTGATTTGCGATCCTGCGGATATGCTGATCATTCAGATGACGGAGGAAAAAGCCCGCGAACACTCCAAAAAACGACTCGCCAGAACGTTTCGCGTCAGCCCGGAAGTGGTCAGTCGCCTGAGTCCGAACAAAAATGACAACAACGTTTATGACAGAACATTCCTTGCTGGCAACTACCTGAAAATCGGCTGGCCGTCAGTCAATATCATGTCCTCATCAGATTATAAATGCGTGGCGCTGACGGATTATGACCGTTTTCCGGAAGATATTGATGGCGAGGGGGATGCCTTCTCTCTTGCCTCAAAACGTACCACCACATTTATGTCCAGTGGTATGACGCTGGTGGAGAGTTCCCCCGGCAGGGATGTGAAGGATGTGAAATGGCGACGGACTTCACCGCATGAGGCTCCACCAACCACGGGGATACTGTCGCTCTATAACCGTGGCGATCGCCGTCGCTGGTACTGGCCCTGTCCACACTGTGGTGAGTATTTTCAGCCCTGCGGCGATGTGGTTGCTGGTTTCCGTGATATTGCCGATCCCGTGCTGGCAAGTGAGGCGGCTTATATTCAGTGTCCTTCCTGTTCAGGACGGATTATGCCTGAACAAAAACGTGAGCTGAACGGACGTGGGGTCTGGTTGCGGGATGGTGAATCCATCAATGCGGATGGTAGTCGTTATGGTGATCCCCGACGCTCACGTATTGCGTCATTCTGGATGGAGGGTCCGGCAGCTGCTTACCAGACACTCTCGCAACTCGTTTACAAACTGCTTACTGCAGAACAGGAATACGAGACAACCGGAAGTGAAGAAACACTCAAGACGGTTATCAATACCGACTGGGGATTACCTTATCTTCCCCGCGCCAGCATGGAGCAACGAAAAAGTGAACTGCTTGAGCAGCGGGCAGAGCCAGTTCCTTCCAGCAGTGTGCCGGATGGCGTTAATTTCCTTGTGGCGACAGTGGATGTGCAGGCGGGACGTCATCGCCGTTTTGTGGTTCAGGTAACGGGCTATGGCAGCCGTGGCGAACGCTGGATTATTGATCGTTACAACATCACGCAGTCATTGCGCGGTGACAGCGACGGTGAGAGCCAGCGAATTGATCCGGCCAGCTATCCGGAAGACTGGGATGTCCTGCTGACGGATGTTTTTCATAAAAGCTGGCCGCTGGCCTCCGATCCTTCTCAACAAATGCGACTGATGGCAATGGCGGTGGACTCCGGCGGTGAAGACGGGGTCACTGATAATGCCTATAAATTCTGGCGTCGTTGCCGTCGTGATGGCCTTGGTAAACGTATTTACCTGTTTAAGGGCGACAGCATCCGGCGCGCAAAACTGATCACCCGTACATTCCCTGATAACACCGGACGAACGGGCCGACGGGCGCAGGCCGCAGGTGATGTGCCGCTCTGGCTTCTTCAGACGGATGCACTGAAAGACCGGGTGAATAACGCGTTATGGCGTGACTCTCCAGGTCCCGGCTATGTGCATTTCCCTGACTGGCTGGGGAGCTGGTTTTACGACGAACTGACGTATGAAGAGCGGAGTAGTGACGGGAAATGGAGTAAGCCGGGTCGCGGTGCCAACGAAGCTTTTGACCTGATGGTGTATGCCGAGGCTCTGGTCATTCTGCATGGATACGAAAAGATCCGCTGGCCGGATGCACCGGGGTGGGCGAGCCGGGAAACCTGGCTGGAGAGTGTCCCGGACAGTACCGAACCGTCACCCTCACCGGAACCGGTATCCACGCCTGTTAAAAAACAAAAACGGAAGAAAACAGTAACTGACGATGTTAACCCCTGGCTGACTTCCGGAGGATGGTTATGAACCAGAATGATATCGAAGCCATGATTCAGCGTTATACGGAAGCTGAAATGGCGGTGCTGGACGGAAAATCCGTCACCTTTAATGGTCAGCAGATGACCATGGAAAACTTATCTGAGATCCGGCAGGGACGGCAGGAGTGGGAGCGCCGCCTTGCGGCTCTGATTACACGACGACGGGGGCATCCCGGGTACCGGCTGGCGAGGTTCTGATGGCAATTCTTGATGATGTGATTGGCGTTTTTTCACCAGGATGGAAAGCGGCAAGGCTGCGTTCCCGTGCGGTGATCCAGGCTTATGAGGCCGTAAAAACGACGCGGACACACAAAGCCCGGCGGGAAAACCGAACTGCCGACCAGTTAAGCCAGTACGGGGCCGTGTCGTTACGTGAGCAGGCCCGTTACCTTGATAACAACCACGATCTGGTTATTGGTGTATTTGACAAGCTGGAAGAACGGGTGGTGGGGAAAAACGGGATTATTGTCGAGCCACATCCGGTATTACGCAATGGGGCCATTGCCCGTGATCTGGCAGCGGAGATACGCACCCGATGGAGTGAATGGTCTGTCAGTCCGGAAGTCACCGGGCAGTTTACCCGTCCGATGCTGGAACGTCTGATGCTGCGTACCTGGCTGCGCGATGGTGAGGTGTTTGCCCAGATGGTTTCCGGGCGCATAAACAGCCTGACGCCTTCTGCCGGTGTTCATTTCTGGCTGGAGGCGCTCGAGCCAGACTTTATTCCCATGACCAGTGATGAGAGCAACAGGCTGAATCAGGGCGTGTTTGTTGATGACTGGGGGCGTCCCGAAAAATATCTGGTGTATAAAAGCCGTCCCGTATCCGGACGGCAGATGGAAACCAAAGAAGTGGATGCAGAGCGAATGCTGCATCTTAAATTTGTTCGCCGTCTGCACCAGATGCGCGGGACGTCTTTGTTGTCCGGTGTGCTGATCCGCCTCAGTGCCCTGAAAGAGTATGAGGATTCTGAGCTGACTGCAGCAAGGATCGCCGCTGCTCTGGGGATGTACATCCGGAAAGGCGATGGGCAGAGCTATGAACCGGATGGTAATGGCAGCAAGGATAAGGAACGCGAGCTTACCATTCAGCCAGGCATTATTTACGACGATCTGAAACCCGGCGAAGAAATCGGAATGGTGAAGTCGGATCGCCCCAATCCTAACCTTGAAACTTTTCGTAATGGTCAGTTGCGTGCCGTGGCGGCGGGCAGTCGTCTGAATTTTTTCCAGTACAGCGCGCAACTATAACGGCACTTACAGCGCCCAGCGTCAGGAGCTGGTTGAATCCACTGATGGCTACCTGATCCTGCAGGACTGGTTTATTGGTGCCGTCACCCGCCCGATGTATCGTGCCTGGCTGAAACAGGCTGTGGCATCCGGTGTTATCAGGCTACCCCGCGATCTTGACCGTTCTTCACTGTATACCGCGGTGTATTCCGGACCAGTGATGCCGTGGATTGACCCTGTTAAGGAGGCTGAGGCCTGGAAAATTCAGATTCGTGGTGGAGCAGCGACAGAATCAGACTGGGTACGTGCAGGTGGTCGTAATCCGGATGATGTCAAACGTCGGCGCAAGGCCGAAATTGATGAAAACCGCAAGCTGGATCTGGTATTTGATACCGATCCGGCCAGTGATAAAGGAGGCAGCAGTGCCGCAACGAAACGACAGGAGCCGCAGCACACCGACGACCAGTCCGAAGAATAATTCCTGGTTCAGGATGCAGGCTGGTCACCAGAGTGACGCGGATATTTATATTTATGACGAGATTGGTTTCTGGGGTGTTACAGCGAAGCAGTTTATCAGTGATCTGAATGCACTGGGCGATATCACCCACATTAATCTCAATATCAATTCACCGGGTGGCGATGTCTTTGAAGGCATCGCCATTTTTAATGCACTGAAAACACATGGTGCGTCCATTACCGTTTATGTCGACGGTGTGGCGGCGTCAATGGCGTCGGTCATTGCGATGGTGGGAAAACCGGTCATTATGCCGGAAAACTCCTTCATGATGATTCATAAACCATTTGGCTTTACGGGCGGTGATGCGGAGGACATGCGCACCTATGCCGACCTGCTCGATAAAGTTGAGGCGGTTCTGTTACCCGCTTATGCACAGAAAACCGGGAAAACCACCGATGAAATTGCTGCCATGCTGGCGGATGAGACCTGGATGTCCGGTGCCGAATGTCTGGCACATGGATTTGCTGATCAGGTGACGCCAGCCGTTAAGGCAATGGCATGTATTCAGTCAAAACGTACAGAGGAATTTAAAAAGATGCCGGAATCCATTCGAAACATGATTACTCCGCCACGCAACAGTGCTCCACGCGTACAGGATGATGGACCTGCAGCCTCCCGGACGCCAGTGCAGGCAGCAGCACCTGTGGTGGATGAAAACAGTATCCGTGCGCAGGTACTGGCAGAGCAAAAAGCGCGTGTAAACGGTATTAATGATCTGTTTGCCATGTTTGGCGGGCGTTATCAGACGCTGCAGGCTCAGTGTCTTGCCGATCCTGAATGTTCGCTGGAGCAGGCCCGCGAAAAGCTGTTGAACGAGATGGGGCGCGAGTCCACGCCATCTAATAAAAATACCCCGGCTCATATTTATGCCGGAAACGGTAATTTTGTGGGGGATGGGATCCGCCAGGCGCTGATGGCGCGTGCCGGATTTGAAAAAAACGAACGTGATAATGTCTACAACGGGATGACCCTGCGTGAATATGCCCGTATGTCACTGACTGAACGGGGTATTGGGGTTTCCAGTTATAACCCGATGCAGATGGTCGGTGCGGCGTTCACACACAGTACGTCTGACTTCGGTAATATTCTGCTGGATGTTGCGAACAAAGCCATTCTGCAGGGCTGGGAAGATGCCCCTGAAACCTATGAACAGTGGACGCGGAAAGGTCAGTTGTCTGATTTTAAAATTGCCCATCGTGTGGGTATGGGGGGCTTCAGTGCTCTGCGTCAGGTGCGTGAAGGGGCGGAATATAAATACGTCACCACCGGAGATAAACAGGCCACTATTGCACTGGCGACCTATGGCGAGCTGTTCAGTATCACCCGTCAGGCCATTATCAATGATGATCTGAATATGCTGACCGATGTCCCGATGAAACTGGGCCGTGCGGCGAAATCCACTATTGCCGATCTGGTTTATGCCATTCTGACGTCTAACCCGAAAATCTCCACAGATAATGTAAGTCTGTTCGATAAAGCGAAACATGCAAACGTACTGGAGAGCGCTGCAATGGACGTGGCATCGCTGGATAAAGCCCGCCAGTTGATGCGCGTTCAGAAAGAGGGGGAGCGTCATCTGAATATTCGTCCTGCGTTCGTACTGGTACCGACGGCGATGGAGTCTGTTGCTAACCAGGTCATTCGCTCCTCAAGTGTCAAGGGGGCTGACATTAACGCCGGTATTATTAACCCGGTGAAAGATTTTGCGACCGTTATTGCAGAGCCTCGTCTTGATGATAACAGCCAGACCACCTTCTACCTGGCTGCGTCAAAAGGCTCCGATACGATTGAAGTGGCTTATCTCAACGGTGTGGATACGCCATATATTGATCAGATGGAGGGCTTCAGTGTGGATGGCGTGACAACGAAAGTGCGTATTGACGCCGGTGTCGCGCCAGTTGATCACCGCGGTCTGGTGAAATGTACGGCGTAAACGTCGCAGACAACAACTCTGATGGCCCGTAAGGGCTTTTTTTGTACCTGAAATCAGCCCCTGAACGGGGCTGTGCGGAGACAGTTATGGCAAAGAATTTTGTAGAAGAAGGAAAAACGGTGGCGATTGTTGCCAGTGCAGCCATCAGCAGCGGAGATCTGGTGCAGGTGGGCGATGTTTTTGCGGTGGCGCTGACCGATATTCCACAGGGTGAAACAGGCGACGGCATGACCGAAGGTGTGTTTATGCTGCCTAAGCTGAAAACGGATGACATGAAAACGGGTAAGAAGGTTTATCTGAAGTCAGGAAAAGTTCAGCTGACTAACAGCGGCTCTGATCCGCTGGTCGGGGTTGTCTGGGCAGATGCCGGAACCAGTGCAGAAGAAGTGCCGGTAAAACTCAATGTCTGATCCCTTTTCCCGGCTGGCAGCGCGTATGGATGCTATCACGGTCAGAAAGATGGGAAAGACAGCCTCGATTAATGATGTCGATATGACTGTGATCCCGGGAGAAACACTGGCAGAGCTGAATGCTCTGTCCGGACCTGCGGTCTCTCTGGTGGTGTTTTCTTCGGGATACCGCCCACGGCGCGGGGATCGCGTTGTTTATGACGGACAACAATGGACGGTCACACGGCATGAACGCTTTAACGGTAAGCCAATGATCTTTATTGAGTAAAGAGGTGTGGGATGAAGGGGCTTGAGAATGCCATCCGCAATCTGAACAGCCTTGATACCCGTATGGTGCCACAGGCCAGCGCATGGGCGATAAACCGTGTGGCACAGAAAGCGGGCTCGGTTGCCACCCGGCAGGTTGCCGGGAATACCGTTGCGGGAGATAACCAGGTGAAAGGGATCCCCCTGAAACTGGTTCGTCAGCGTGTCCGGGTGTTTAAAGCCAGTCCGTCAGGAAAAATGACGGCCAGGATCCGCGTTAACCGGGGCAATCTGCCCGCCATTAAGCTGGGGACAGCCCGGGTCAGACTGGCCCAGCGTGGTGGAAAACTGCAGTACCGTGGCAGTGTGCTGAAGGTGGGTAAATATCTTTTCCGGGATGCGTTTATTCAGCAACTGGCGAATGGTCGCTGGCATGTGATGCGGCGTATTGATGGCAAAAATCGTTACCCCATTGATGTGGTGAAAATCCCGCTGTCCGGACCGCTGACACAGGCATTTGAAGATGCCCGCGACCGCATCATTGCTGCGGAAATGCCGAAACAGCTGGGGTATGCACTGAAACAACAACTGAGGTTATGGCTGACCCGATGAACCGACATACACAAATCCGCCAGGTCGTACTGGCACGCCTTCGGGAACAGTGTGGAGACAGCGCCACGTTTTTTGACGGGCTTCCGGCATTTGTTGATGCGCAGGAACTGCCTGCCGTGGCGGTGTGGCTGAGTGATGCTCAGTACACCGGAAAAATGACGGATGAAGATGACTGGCAGGCTGTTCTGCATATTGCTGTCTTCATCCGGGCACAGGCACCGGATTCAGAGCTGGATATGTGGATGGAGAGCACCATTTTCCCGGCCCTGAATGATGTATCGGCACTTTCCGGACTCATCGACACCCTGATCCCACTCGGTTTTAACTATCAACGTGATAATGAGATGGCCACCTGGGCGATGGCGGAAATCACGTACCAGATCACGTACACGAATTAAGGAGGTGGTAATGACCACGCCAAATCCACTGGCAAAGACGAAAGGTGCGGGGACGACGTTCTGGATGTATACCGGCAACGGCGATGCGTTTGCGAACCCTTTGTCGGACACTGACTGGCTGCGTCTTGCGATGGTGAAGGATCTGCAACCTGGCGAAATGACCGCTGATGCAGAAGATGACACTTATCTCGATGATGAAGATGCAGACTGGAAAACGACAACCCAGGGGCAGAAATCCGTTGGTGATACTTCGGCGACGCTGGCCTGGCGTCCGGGTGACAGCGGGCAGAAAAAACTGGTTCAGTTGTTCGACTCCGGTGAAGTCTGCGCGTTTCGTATCAAATATCCCAACGGCACTGTTGATGTTTTCCGCGGCTGGCTGAGCTCACTGGGTAAAACCATTGCCTCAAAAGACGTGATGACCCGCACAGTGAAAATCAGCGGTGTGGGGCGTCCATATCTGGCAGAGGAGGGCACTGAAACTGTGGGCGTTACCGGGCTGACGGTGGCACCGGCATCCGCCAGTGTCAATGTGGGAGCAACCACCACGCTGACCTTTACAGTAAAACCTGACGGAGCCAGTGACAAAGCGATCAGTGTGCATTCGACAGATCCACAGACAGCCACTGTGACCCTGAACGGACTTGTGGCCACGGTGAAAGGCGTGAAGCAGGGCAGCGTCAGCATTGTGGGCATGACCGCTGACGGGAATTTTGTGGCTGTGGCTGCGGTGACTGTCAGCGCTGCAGGTTAACAGGACGATACTCATCATTTGCCCCGGTTATCCGGGGCTTTTTTGCAGGTGGAGAACATGATGTTTCTGAAACAGGGCACGTTTAATTATGAAAAGCAGTCCGTGGTGCTCAGTGAGCTGTCCGGGCTGCAGAGAATTGAATATCTGGCGTTTGTTCAGCAGCGAACGGCAAAGTTTGATGCCGAAGAGGGAGAACTGCCGGAGGCTGAACGACAGATTGCTTTTCTGCGGATGGGGATGGATATCAATGCCTGGCTGGTTTCCCGCTCACTGTGGAATGCGGAACAGTCTCAGGATGTTGAGACGCTTTGCGCATCCGTTATTACAACATGGTCGTATGATGCCCTGGGAGCGGGGGCGGAGATGGTTCTGTCGCTGAGCGGTATGGGAGCCATTGAGAATGCCGGGGATTTGGAGCATGAGGTGCTGACGCCGGAAAAGTCCTGACGCGGGAAATGCAGTTTGTCATGCGGCTTGCCCGGGAGTTCCGGCGGGCAGACTGGCGGCGGATGCTGTCGGAAATGTCGGCCACTGAGCTTGGTGAGTGGGGCGATTATTTCCGGATGCAGAGCTTCAGTGATGTGTGGATGGATGCGCAGTTTGCCTCGCTGAAGGCATTGATCGTGAGAATGGTGTCCGGTAGCAGTGATGCTGCGGTGGCTGATTTCAGCCTTTTACCGGAAGAGAACGGGATACCGGAGCGAACGGACGAAGAACTGATGCATCTTGGGGAAGGTATTTCCGGAGGTGTGCGTTATGGACCAGATAGCCAACCTGGTCATTGATTTGGGGATTGATGCGGCAGAGTTTAAAAATGAAATTCCCCGTATCAAAAACCTTCTGAATGGTGCAGCCAGCGATGCAGAACGGTCTTCTGCCCGTATGCAGCGTTTTATGGAGCGTCAGACTCAGGCCGCCCGGCAGACAATGCAGGCGGCTTCTTCGGCTGCAACAGCCGCATCCGTCCATGCGCAGACGGTGGAGAAGAGCGCACAGGCTCATGAACGCATGGCCCGCGAGGTGGAGCAAACCCGCCAGCGTATGGAGGCACTGAGCCAGAAAATGCGCGAGGAACAGGCGCAGGCCATGGCTCTGGCGGAGGCTCAGGATAAAGCGGCTGCTGCGTTTTATCGTCAGATTGACAGTGTGAAACAGGCCGGTGCGGGGCTGCAGGAATTACAGCGTATTCAGCAACAGATCCGACAGGCCAGAAACAGTGGCGGGATTGGTCAGCAGGATTATCTGGCGCTGATTTCTGAGGTTACGGCGAAAACCCGTGTTCTTACACAGGCTGAGGAAGAGGCTACCCGACAGAAAGTGGCGTTTATCCGTCAGCTTAAAGAGCAGGCAACCCGCCAGAATCTTTCTTCTTCTGAGTTGCTTCGTGCTAAGGCTGCCCAGCTGGGGGTAAGCAGTGCTGCAGAAGTGTATATCCGCAAAATGGAGCAGGCAGGAAAAGCCACGCATTCGCTGGGTCTGAAAAGTGCAGCAGCCCGTCAGGAGATAGGCGTTCTGATAGGTGAACTGGCCCGCGGCAATTTAGGTGCGCTGAGGGGATCCGGAATAACGCTGGCTAACCGTGCCGGGTGGATAGACACACTGATGTCACCGAAAGGCATGATGCCAGGAGCGGTTATTGGCGGTATTGCCGCGGCTGTCTATGGTCTGGGTAAAGCCTGGTATGACGGTCAGAAGGAGGGGGAAGAATTTAACCGCCAGCTGTCGCTGACGGGGCATTATGCCGGAGTCACTGCCGGGCAGCTGTGGACGCTCAGTCGTGCTATTTCCGGGAATGGTATCACGCAACATGCTGCAGCCGGTGCGCTGGCTCAGGTGGTGGGGAGTGGTGCATTTCGTGGAAACGATATCGGTATGGTGGCGAGAGCTGCCGCACAGATGGAGCGATCGGTTGGCCAGTCGGTCAGCGATACCATAAATCAGTTTAAGCGGCTGAAGGATGATCCTGTAAATGCCGCGAAGGCTCTGGACAATGAGCTGCATTTTCTTACTGCCACTCAGCTTGAGCAGATACGCGTCCTTGGGGAGCAGGGGCGGTCCAGTGATGCTGCACGGATAGCCATGTCTGCACTGGCAGAGGAAACCGGTCGGCGTACTGCGGATATTGATAATAACCTCAATGCGCTTGGCAGTACGCTGAAGTATCTGTCTGATTTGTGGAGTCGTTTCTGGGATGCGGCCATGAATATTGGTCGTGAAGACTCGCTGGATGAACAGATTGCCGCTTTACAGGAGAAAGTGTCGCGGGCGAAAAGACTCCCCTGGACGGCATCATCTTCTCAGGTTGAATACGATCAGCAGCGTCTTAACGATCTTCAGGAGAAAAAACGCCAGAAGGATTTGCAGGATGCAAAAGAGCAGGCAGAGCGGAATTATCAGGAGCAACAGAAACGCCGTAATGCTGAAAATGCTGCACTGAACCGGATGAATGAAACGGAAGCAGCACGACATCAGCGTGAAATAGCGCGTATTAATGCCATGCAGTACGCCGATCAGGCTGTCAGGGATGCGGCGATACAACGTGAAAATGAACGTTACGAGAAAGCCCTGGCATCCGGTAAGAAAAAAACACGCGAAACCCGTAATGATGAGGCCACCCGGTTATTGCTGCAGTACAGTCAGCAACAGGCACAGGTGGAAGGACAGATTGCTGCTGCCAGACAGTCAGCAGGCATTGCCACGGAAAGGATGACAGAAGCGCGTAAACAGCTTCTGGCTCTGCAGCAGCGCATCAGCGACCTGGACGGGAAAAAACTGACGGCAGATGAAAAGAGTGTGCTGGCCCGTAAAGATGAACTGATTCAGGCACTGACGCTGCTGGATGTAAAACAGCAGGAGCTTCAGAAACAGACGGCACTCAACGAGCTGAAGAAAAAAACAATTCAGCTGACCAGTCAACTGGCTGAAGAAGAGCGCGCTCAGCGTCAGCAACATGACCTGGATATCGCCACGGTGGGTATGGGTGATCAGCAGCGACAGCGATATCAGGTACAACTGAGTCTTCGCCAGAAATACCAGCAACAGCTGGAGCAGTTGAGGCGGGATAGTGAGCAGAAAGGGACATATAACACGGATGACTACAGAAAGGCCGAGCAGGCGCTGACGGAGAGCCTGAACCGACAACTGAATGAGAATCGCCGTTACTGGCAACAGCTTGAAGTTGTACAGGGTAACTGGAAAAACGGAGTCCTGCGTGCATTTCAGGATTTTACCGTGGATGCAGATAATACGGCAGAAACAGCAGAACAGGTGTTCTCGTCAGCCTTCAGCAACATGGGAAATGGCCTGGCAACTTTTGTCACTACCGGCAAACTCAATTTCAAATCCTTCACCTCTTCTGTGCTGTCAGATATGGCGAAAATCCTGGCGCAGGCAACCATGATGAAATCGATAAAAGGGATTGGCAGTGTACTGGGATTTGATCTCAGCAGCCTTTCCCTGAATGCCAATGGGGGGATTTATCAGTCTGCTGATTTGAGTCGTTACAGTGGCACGGTGGTTAACCGTCCGACGTTTTTTGCTTTTGCAAAAGGCGCGGGTGTGATGGGGGAAGCGGGACCTGAAGCCATTCTGCCATTGCGTCGTGGTGCTGACGGTAAGCTGGGGGTTGTGGCGGATATTGGGGGTTCAGGTATGGCGATGTTTTCCCCGCAGTACAACATCGAGATCAATAACGATGGCACGAACGGGCAGATAGGTCCGGCTGCCCTGAAGGCGGTTTATGACCTCGGGAAAAAAGCGGCAGCGGACTTTATGCAACAGCAGGCCCGTGATGGTGGTCGGTTAAGTGGAGCATATCGGTAATGGAGACGTTTCACTGGAAAGTGCGCCCGGATATGAATGTGGTATCAGAGCCGAAAGTGGTGACAGTGAAGCTGGGCGATGGTTATGAACAGCGTCGTGCGGCGGGACTGAATAACCAGTTGTCGACTTACAGCGTGACGATACGTGTTCGTAAATGTGAACACCCATCTTTAAAAGCCTTTCTGGAACGGCACGGTGGCGTCCGTGCATTTCAGTGGACGCCACCTTATGACTGGAAACCGATCAGGGTGGTTTGTCGTAAATGGTCGGCAAGCGTGGGGGCGCTGTGGGTAACCATAACGGCAGATTTTGAACAGGTCGTGGCATAGGAGGCTCTGATGCAGGATATTCCACAGGAAACACATCATGAGACGACACGCCTCACTCAGTCAGCCCAGGCGGTGCTCTGGGAAATCGATCTGACAGAGGTCGGTGGTGAACGTTATTTTTTCTGTAATGAGCAGAACGAAAAAGGTGAGCCGGTTACCTGGCAGGGGCGGCAGTATCAGGCATACCCCATTCAGGGGACGGGATTTGAACTGAACGGCAAGGGCAGTTCTGCCCGTCCGACACTGACGGTTTCTAACCTGCACGGCATGGTCACGGGGATGGCGGAAGACCTGCAGAGTCTGGTCGGCGGAACGGTGGTCCGGCGTAAGGTTTACGCCCGTTTTCTGGATGCGGTGAACTTCGTCAACGGAAACAGCGACGCCGATCCGGAGCAGGAGGTGATCAGCCGCTGGCGCATTGAGCAGTGCAGCGAACTGAGCGCGGTGAGTGCCTCTTTTGTACTGTCCACGCCGACGGAAACGGACGGCGCTGTTTTTCCGGGACGTATCATGCTGGCCAACACCTGCACCTGGACCTATCGCGGCGATGAGTGCGGTTATCACGGTCCGGCGGTCGCGGATGAATATGACCAGCCAACGTCCGATATCACGAAGGATAAATGCAGCAAATGCCTGAGCGGTTGTAAGTTCCGCAATAACGTCGGCAACTTTGGCGGCTTCCTTTCCATTAACAAACTTTCGCAGTAAATCCCATGACACAGACAGAATCAGCGATTCTGGCGCACGCCCGGCGATGTGCGCCAGCGGAGTCGTGCGGCTTCGTGGTAAGCACGCCGGAGGGGGAAAGATATTTCCCCTGCGTGAATATCTCCGGTGAGCCGGAGGCGTATTTCCGTATGTCGCCGGAAGACTGGCTGCAGGCAGAAATGCAGGGTGAGATTGTGGCGCTGGTCCACAGCCACCCCGGTGGTCTGCCCTGGCTGAGTGAGGCCGACCGGCGGCTGCAGGTGCAGAGTGATTTGCCGTGGTGGCTGGTCGTGGCCGGGGGACGATTCATAAGTTCCGCTGTGTGCCGCATCTCACCGGGCGGCGCTTTGAGCACGGGGTGACGGACTGTTACACGCTGTTCCGGGATGCTTATCATCTGCGGGGATTGAGATGCCGGATTTTCATCGCGAGGATGACTGGTGGCGTCACGGTCAGAATCTCTATCTGGATAATCTGGAGGCCACAGGGCTGTATCAGGTGCCGTTGTCATCAGCACAACCGGGCGATGTGCTGCTGTGCTGTTTTGGTTCATCGGTGCCGAATCATGCCGCCATTTACTGTGGTGATGGCGAGCTGCTGCACCATATTCCTGAACAACTGAGCAAACGAGAGAGGTATACCGACAAATGGCAGCGACGCACACACTCCCTCTGGCGTCACCGGGCATGGCGCGCATCTGCCTTTACGGGGATTTGCAACGATTTGGCCGCCGCATCGACCTTCGTGTGA